GCAAACCCTTGAACAGCAAGCCATCGAGATCATGAACGTAGCCTTGATGGGCGAGCCCACGATGGTTGGCATGGAGCCCGTGGTCTATCTGGAGATGGACACGAGCCCGGCAGAGTACACAGCCCCGCTAGACGACCCCGCCTAACGATCCCCTTCGCATCTGCGAACCATCGTGCAACCCAAAACAAGTAAATGGCTAAGGCAATTGCAGAAATCCGATCTTTGGCCCGAGGGCATACAGAGACGGCGATAAACGTCCTAGTGGGTGTCATGAACCAGGCGGAAGCCCCTCCAGCGGCCCGCGTTGCCGCGGCGAACAGCATTCTAGACCGTGGTTGGGGCAAGCCCGCGCAGCCGCATGACGGCGACGGCGACGGTGGCGCAATCGAACTGATCCACAGAATCGAGCGTGTGATTGTCGATCCTAAAAATCGAGACGGCTAGGGCTTTCCAGCCGCTCCTACAGCCAGCCCGTTACAAGGGGGCATGGGGCGGGCGCGGTTCGGGCAAATCTCATTTCTTCGGCGAGTTCCTTTGTGAGGAATGCCAAGCGACCAAGGGCACGCTGGCGGTTTGCATCCGCGAAGTCCAAAAGACGCTGGCGCAGTCGTCCAAGCGACTGATCGAGACGAAAATTGAAGCGATGGGCCTCGGTTCAGGCTTCAAGATACTGAATGATCGGATTGTCACGCCGGGCGACGGGCTGATTATCTTTCAGGGTATGCAGGACCACAGCGCCGAATCCATCAAGTCGCTTGAAGGCTTTCGCATAGCGTGGATTGAGGAGGCGCAGACGTTATCTTCCCGCAGCCTGTCGCTGTTGCGGCCGACGATCCGCGCTGAAGGCTCCGAGATATGGGCCAGTTGGAACCCGACCCGGAAGCAGGACGCTATCGACCAGTTCCTGAGAGGACCGCAAGGCGCCCCCAAGGGCTCGATTGTTGTCAAGGCCAATTGGCGCGATAACCCGTGGTGGACGGACGTTCTTGAGGGCGAACGCCAGCTAGAGCTGGAGCGCTACCCCGAAAGATACGACCACACATACGAGGGCGATTACGCAAGGGCGTTTGAAGGCGCTTATTTCGCCGGGCTGCTATCGCAGGCCAAGCGCGAGGGCAGGATCGGGGCTGTTGCGGCTGATCCGCTGTTGCCGATTCGGGCATTCCACGATCTGGGCGGCTCTGGTGCGACGGCGGACGCCTATACGATCTGGATTGTCCAGTGGGTGGATCAAGAAATCCGGGTTTTGGACTATTACGAGAGCGTGGGCCAGGTGCTCGCCTATCATGTCGCCTGGATGCGAAAGCGCGGATACGAGGACGCAATCAGCTATTTCCCGCATGACGGCGTGAACGAGAACAACGTCACCGGCAAGCAATACAAGGACCATTGGGCAGACGCGGGCTTCAAGTGCGAGCCGCCTGTCCCGAACCAGGGGCGCGGCGCCGCTGCCATGCGGGTTGAGGCCGTGCGTCGGTTAGGTCCGAAAATGTGGTTCAACGAGAAAACCACGGAAGACGGCCGGCAGGCGCTTGGCTTCTACCACGAGAAGAAAGACGAAACCCGCAATGTTGGCCTCGGTCCTGACCATGACTGGTCCAGCCATGCTGCGGATGCGTTCGGCCTGATGGCGGTTTGCTACCAGGCCCCGAGCGGGAATGCGAACTTCAACCGGGTTATTAACTACCCGAAATTGGGCGTCGCCTGATGCAGAAACTCGGCCAGATCATGAACGCCCGCGATGAGCGCAACTGGATGATCCCGCGACCTGGCACCAAGCGCAGGCAGGTCTATGACGCGCTAGTGGCAGGCAAGAAGGCTGGCGAAATCATGGGCGAATTGGGCATGTCCCGCAAGGCTTACGACAGCCACCGGCATTTCATCACGTCATGGGCGAATGCGAATATGAACAGCTACGCCGTGAAGCATCGGGATATCGGCATCAGGACGTTCCGGCGGGTTGGGGATGAGTTCGTGGAAGCCCATGGCTAAAATCACGCCCGACACTCTCAAAGGCATTCTAGCGGCCGAACGCTCAGACGCGCTGGCTGCCATTGAGGCTGCCAAGCTGTCCTCCGACCGCTCCGATGCGATGGATTATTACCTGGGCGATATGTCCAAGGACATGCCGGCGGCGGAAGGGAGGTCCAGCGCGGTATCTACTGACGTTGCCGACACCATCGAAGGGCTGATGCCTCAGTTGATGGATATCTTTGCCGGTTCTGACGAGGTTGTCCGGTTTGAGCCTGTCGGCCCCGAGGACGAGGAAGCCGCACAGCAGGAGACCGATTACGTGAACCATGTGTTCATGCAGAACAACCCCGGCTTCATGGTGCTGTACGGGTTCGTGAAGGACGCGCTGCTCTCGAAAGTCGGCATTGTCAAGATTTGGTGGGAAGAGGGCGAGCAGGAGGAATACGAGACGTATTTTGACCTGACCGAGGACCAGTTTGCGGCGCTGTCGTATGCGGTTGAGATGTCAAAGGGCGCGATGAAGATAGTGGAGCATACGGCGCATAATGGCGAAGAGGCGGCGGCCTGATGGATGGCCTGTCCGTCAGGGTGGTGGTTAGCGGTTGCGCTCTTTCTGGGGCGCGTTGCGCGGATATGGAGCGGCACCATCAACAGAATCGAGCGATGAGGCAGCTATATGATGCCGGTTGCCGACGGATTGTCGCGCCAAAGCTCATGCCCCGGACTGGCGATGCCGAAGTCTACCTAATCCGCGGATTTATTGAATAATGGACGCCATGACGCCGCCGGACATGATGGAACAAGGCGGCCAGCCCAACGCGCTTGCCCAACTGCAAGCCGTGCCTGCCGCGCCGCCCAAGCCCGTCACACATGATGTCAAGATCGCCACTACCAAGAAACTGGCATCCGCCAAGGTCATGGGAGTGCCGCCCGAAGAGTTCGGAATCGAGCGCGGCGCCCGGACCATAGCCGACTGCAACTATTGCTTCCATGAGACCGTCAAGACCGTCGATGAACTGACCTCGCAGGGCTTTGACAAGAGCCAGCTAAACGACCTCATCAGCGACAGGGCTGACGGCACCGAGGATCTGTCCCGCGACACGGTAGACGAAACCCTGCTCGGCCGGGATACAATGAACAAATCGGCCCGTCCGGTTCGTGTCACCGAGCACTATATCCGGATGGATTACGAAGGCAAAGGACGCGCCTGCATTTACCGGGTGACGACCGCGGGCGAGGGCGGGGAAATCCTCAAGCGTGAGGGCAAGGAAGACATCGAGCGGGTGGACGTTTACCCGTTTGCTGCGACCACGCCGGTTCCGGTGACGCATCGGTTCTTTGGCCGGTCGATGGCCGATCTTGTGATGCAGACGCAGCGCGAGAAAACCGCACTGAAGCGCGGCGCTCTCGATAATATGTACCTGCATAACAACCCGCGCCCTGAGATTGCGGAAAGCCATGCAGGGCCGAATACGATTGATGATTTGCTGGTAAGCCGCCACGGCGCTCCGATCCGAACAAAGACGCCTGGCGGGCTGAATTGGCAGGTTTGGCCCGATATCACGGGATCGATCTACCCGCTGTTGCAGTATCTCGATGCTGACCTTGAGGCCAAGACCGGCGTTTCCAAGCAGTCTCAGGGCATCGACGCCAACGCCTTGCAGAACCAGTCGGCAACGGCTGTTGCACAGGTGTTCAGCGCCTCGCAACTGCGAATGAAGCTGATCGCGCGCATTATGGCGGAAGGCGTGCGGGATATCTTCTCGCTGCTGCACGGCACGATTCGCAAGCACGGCCAGCAGAAGGAAACGGTTCGGCTTCGCAACAAGTGGGTCCCCGTCGATCCCCGGCAGTGGAAAACCCGCGCTGACATGACGATCAATGTCGGGCTGGGGACCGGGGCGAAGGCGCAGCAGTTTGCCCAGATCATGGCGCTGGCGAACGTGCAGAAGGAAATGATCGCGGGCGGCAAGGGCCATCTGGTTGGGGACAAGGAGCTGTACGAAACGGCGGCCGAACTGACCAAGATCATGGGCCACAAGAATCCGGATAGGTTCTTTAACGACCCGGATGAGAAAGACGAGCAGGGCCAGCCCAAGCACCCACCGCAGCCGCCGCCGGAAGACCCCGCTGTTCAGGTTGCCAAGGTCAAGGCGCAGACCGATCAGCAGGCGTTGCAGGCCAAATCGCAATTGGACGCGCAGGCCGACGAGCGCAAGGCCCAGATCGAGACCGTGCAGGCGCAGGCCGACATGGCGACCGAGCGGGAGAAGCTGCAGGGCGAAATGCAGCTTGCACAGCAGAAATTCGAGCTGGAGCGCGAGCTAAAACTGATGGATTTCCAGCTTAAGAAGCAAATGTACGACGAAGAGATGCAGATGCGCCGCGAGCAACATCAGCAACAGATGGAAGCGGACGTGTTCAAGGTTGCGGCCGGGGCCGAGCAGCACGGCCAGAAGATGGAGCAGGGCGAGCAGTCGCACGAGGCCAAGATGGCGGCGGCGAAGGCCAAGCCGAAGGCGGGCAAGTGACCCGAGAATTCTGGATTATCTACTTTTTCGCCATCGCTTGGTATCTGGTCGATAAGGCTTGCGGCCACACCACGAAAAGGCAACGCGAATGACCGACGAAATCAAGCTCACCCAAGCCACAGACAAGGCCGCCCGTGCGCAAAGGCTGCTGACCGACGAACTATACGTCGAGTCCTTCAAGACGCTGGAGGCCCAGCTAATCGAAGCATGGATAGCCTCAGACCCGAGGGATACGGACGGGCGGGAACGGTGCTTCCATCAGATCCACGCCAACCGCAAGCAGCGGGATTACTTCGCGGCGATCGTCGGCAGCGGGAAGCTCGCACAGGCTCAATTGGACGACGTTGTGAAGTTGGCTGAACGCCAGAAGAGGTTCGGCGCCGCGTAACACGAATTGCCGTTTGGCAATAGGCAGCTCCCGCCTGCATTTCGGGAGATCAAGCCCCCGCGCGAATTTCATCGCCGGGGGCATTTTCACAAGGAAATTTATGACCGACGTTTCAGGCGCTCCCGTCGTTGATGCGACGCCCGCAGCAGACATCACCCCCCGCGATCTTGGCGACATCTTCGCCGAGGCCCGGCAAGCCCCAGATTCATCCGATGATGCGCCCAAAGCGGCAGCACCGGAGCCCGAATTGGCGAAAGCCAACGCTGACCCGGTTGACCCGGCCCCCAGCGAAGTAACCAAGGATGCCGACCCGGAAGACACCCTTCCGACCATCGAGCCGCCGAGGTCTTGGACGCAGGCTGAAAAGGAACGCTTTCAATCCTTGCCTCGTGAGACGCAGGAATACCTGCACACTCGCGAACAGGAACGGGAACGGGAATTTCGCCGAAGTCAGAATGAAGCTGCTGACGAACGCAAGGCCGCGAAAGCCGAGCGTGAAGCGGCGGAAAAGGCAAGGCAACAGTACGAGGCCCAACTACCCAGCGTCATGCAGGCGCTTCAGGACGCCCAGAACGGGGCATTCGCCGACATTCGAACCGTCGATGATGTCCAGAAACTGGCGGCTGAAGACCCGTTTCGATATCTGCAATGGCAAGCGCACCAGACAAAGCTGCAAGCGGTCAACGCGGAAGTAGAACGAGCAAAGGGCGAGAAGTCACGAGCGGAACAAGCCGAATGGGCGCAGCACGTCCAGAAGGAAAACTCCCTCGCGGCCGAATACATCCCCGAGCTGGCAGACAAGGTTAAAGGCCCCGCGCTGACGAACCGCGTAGCGTCTGAATTACTCCCCGAACTCGGTTTCAAAGGCAGCGAACTCAATGACCTGGCCAGTGGGAAGTCTCGGCTTTCCATCTATGACCATCGCGTTCAGCGACTCCTCGCCGATGCTCTGAAGCTGCGGGACATTCAGAAGGCCCCGAAGGCAGTAGCCAAGCCAGATCTTCCCCCCGTTCAGCGCCCCGGCACGGCCAAGCCACACGGCTCGGCGCAGTCGGAATCCGTCTCCAAGGCATTAGCGCAACTCGAAAGCTCCGGCGAAACCAAAGACCTAGCGGCGCTCATGGGCGCCCTACGCCGGGCATAAGGAAAACATCACATGACTGTCCCGACCAGTACGTTCAAAACGTATGAGGCCATCGGCAACCGTGAGGACTTGATCGACAAGATCTACAAGACCTCGCCCACCGACACGCCTCTCCTCTCTGCCCTTGAGCGCGTCAAGGCTTCTGCGGTCCTGCATGAATGGCAGACCCAGGCCCTTGAAGCGGCCGACACCGACAACGCCGTCCTCGAAGGCGCCGACGCGGTGACGAACGCGGCCACCCCGACCGTCCGCCTGAGCAACTATTGCCAGATTTCGGACAAGGTGCCGCGCGTTTCCGAAACCCAGATCGCGGTTGAACACGCCGGCCGCGGTAATGAGATGGACTATCAGGTCTCTCTCAAGACGCAGGAACTCAAGATCGACCTTGAGTCGATCCTGTTTGGCACCAACCAGGCCCGCAATGCGGGTGCGGCTGGTACGGCCCGGCGCACGGCTTCGATCCTGTCGTGGATCGGCACCAATGACGACTTCGGCGGCGGTGCCGGCGCGTCTCCGACCTCCCTTGATGGCACTGCAACCCGCACAGACGGCACGCAGCGCGCGTTCAAGGAATCGCAGCTCAAGACTGTTTTGCAGTCGATCTGGACCCAGGGCGGCAAGCCCACGGTTATCGCGACCGGCGGTTTCAACAAGCAGGTGTTTTCGACCTTCACCGGCCGATCCACCCCGACCGAACAGGCGTCGTCCAAGAAGATCGTGGCCTCTGTCGATTTCTATGACAGCGACTTCGGCAAGCAGAAGGTGATGGCAAGCCGCAACATGCGTTCCCGTGATTGTCTGGTTCTCCAGATGAACATGTGGGCGATGGCGACCCTTCGCAACATGCAGATGAAGGAAATGGCGATCACTGGTGACAGCCGCCGCGTCCAGATTCGAACCGAGTACAGCCTCGAATCCCGCAACGAGAAATCGTCCGGCGGCGTCTTCGATCTCACGACTTCGTAAGGAGCAGCACACATGAGCACGATCTATACTTTCCATCAGGAATGCGCGGCTCTTGGCGCTGTTCCGGCCAGTGACGACGAGTTGCTGATTTACGACACCAGCGCGGGCGTCACCAAGAACGTCACCTTCGCCGAGCTTCAGGGCGGCGGTGGCACCATCACCACGGGCACCACGGCTGCGAATATCTCGAATAACGGCATCACCGTTACTCAGACTTCCGCAGGCGCGTTTACCCTGGATGACCCGACCATTGCGGGCATGAAGAAGACGATCATCTTCCCGACCTCGACGGGCATCAAGACCATTGCCGCGGCTGCCGCCACCATCGGCGGTTCAACGGTAACGCCGGCCGGCGCAGCGACGATCACCTTCACGGGTACGTCGGACGCCCCGAGCGGGTCGATCGAGCTGATCGCGACTTCTACCTCGAAATGGTATGTCACGGGCGGCACCTTCGCCAAGACGACCCTCGGCGCGCCGCTGTATATCACGACCACCTGATGAAAATAGCACTTCTCGGGAGCGCTCCATCTTCAAAGATGCTCGCTCCCTTCAATGATCCCGAATGGGAAATCTGGGCGTGTTCACCCGCGAATTGTGATCTCCCGAGATGTGACGCTTTTTTCGAGATCCACGGACCTGACACCACGCTACTGGAGCCGCAATTCGCGGACTTTGTAGCGTGGTGCAAGAAACACCCGCGGATTTATATGCAGGAGGTGCGTCCGGAGTTTCCGGGCGCTGTGAAATACCCCATGGAAGACATGGCGAAGAGGTTCGGGAACTACTTCTGGACCTCTTCGCTGGCCTACATGATGGCGCTGGCGATCGACAAGAAACCGGAGGTCATCGGCCTCTGGGGCGTCGATATGTCGGCAAGTGACGAGTGGCAGCATCAGCGTCCCGGCTGTCATTACTTCATCCAGGAAGCGCAGCGGGCCGGCATTCAAGTCTATGCCCCGCCGGAAAGCGACATCCTGTTTCCGCCGACGCCTTATGGCTACCGGGAATCCTCGGCCATGTGGTGGAAGATGAACACCCGATGGAAAGAACTTGCTGGCAAGCATCAGGCCATCACAAGGCAGATGGTTGAACTCAAGAAACAGCAGACGATCCTGGAAGGCGCACTGGACGATGCCCAGTACGTTTGCAGTACGTTTCACTATTAAGCCCCGCAAAACCCCAGCCCCTTAGCGGGGCTTTTTTCTTGGAGATAATCTAATGGCGCTTCCCCAGAATACCCCCTCCAACGAGGTGGTTGTGAAATTCCCGCAGATGGCGGATGTCAGCGCGACGACTTCCGCGTTTGCGCCGGCTCCCGTTGGCGGAAAGATCGTTCGCGGCTATTCCGTTCTCGGCGGCGCGATTACCTCGGCCGATGCAACATGGACGCTGGAAATCAACGGCGTTGCCGCGACCGGCACCTGCACCATTGCCAATGCCTCTTCGGCGGCCGGCGATGTCGATAGCGTGGACTTTACCGGAGACATCGAATGCAACCAGGGCGATGTCCTGGAAATCGTCCCCGGCGGCGAGTCCTCGACCACGGCGGTATGCGATTTCTACGTTGTGATTCGGACGTAACGCCATGATGAAGCGCCAAGGCACGGTTCAGAATTTCACTCTCACCGCGTCATCGCAGCTTTCCTCTGCGTTCGGCGCTCAAACCTATCGCGTTCGCCTTGCGATCAGTTCGACGGGTATTGGCATGGGCGGGGCGTATATCCTGTTCGGTGATAGCACGTCGATCACGGCGTCGAGCACCAATGGCAGCCTGTTGCCTGCGCCATGGTCGGAGACGTTCGATGTGACGCCCGGCCAGTGGGTGGCGTTGATCGAGTCCAGCACTGCGCACGGCACGCTTTCGGTAACGGAACTGACTTGATGAGCGTGCAAACGCTCTACAAGGCGGACGGCAGCGAATTGACCGTCGTCCGCACGCAGGACGTTGAGCCGATCCTTGAGCATAACAAGGTTCTGCGAACGCTCGGCCAAAAGAGCGATTGGGGCCGACATCGTTAC